GATCGATTTTGGCGGAGACAAAACCAGCACCGCTGGCAATTTTACGATCGTTTTCCCGTCGCCCACCGCAACGGGCGCAATCATTCGGCTTGCGTGATGCTACCAGATGCCTCTGCAAACCATAGAATTCAGGGCGGGGATCGACAAGGAATCGACTGATTATGCGGCAAAAGGTGGATGGGTGGATGGCAACCTTATCCGCTTCCGCAAGGGTCGCGTTGAGAAACTTGGCGGCTGGTCTAAGCTTGGCACTGATTTTTTTCTTGGTATTGGTCGCGCTCTCCATAGTTGGATTAGCTTGGACGGCACTCGGTTTTTGGGCGTGGGCACGACATTCAAGTATTACATTGAAGAAGGCGAAAACTATAACGACGTAACGCCAATCCGATCCACTACGTCAGCTGGCGACGTGACCTTTAGTGCGACCAATGGGTCATCTACAATTACGGTGACGGATACAGCGCATGGCGCGGTCAATAATGATTTTGTGACATTCTCGGGTGCGGCAAGCTTGGGTGGCAATGTCACTGCTGCTGTTCTCAATCAAGAATATCAAATATCACTCGTCACTAGCGCAAACACTTACGAAATTACAGCGAAGGACACTGATGGGGCTACTGTTACTGCGAATAGCTCCGATAGCGGTAATGGCGGTTCATCGGTTGTCGGTGTGTATCAGATTAATGTCGGGCTTGACACATTTGTCACATCTACGGGTTGGGGTGTTGGCACATGGGGTGCGGGTGGTTGGGGTTCAACAACTGCGCTTTCAGTTACAAATCAACTACGGTTATGGACACATGATAATTATGGTGAAGATTTAATTATAAATCCTCGCGGTGGTAGTATTTATAGGTGGGTTGAAAATAACGGTACTTCTACAAGAGCAGTTAATTTAGCAACCACTAGCGGTGCAAACTTGGTGCCAACTAAAGCATTACAAGTTATAACATCTGAAACCGACAGGCATTTAATAGTTTTAGGCGCAGACCCTATAAGCGGTAGCTCAAGGACTGGCACTTTAGACCCTATGTTGATTGCGTTTAGCGACCAAGAAAATCCCTTAGAGTTTGAGCCACTTGCAACAAATACCGCAGGTTCTTTAAGATTATCTTCTGGTTCTTCTATTATAGGTGGTTTAAAAGCTAGACAAGAAGTTTTAATATGGACAGACACATCTTTGTATTCAATGAATTTCATTGGACCGCCTCTCACATTTGCTGTAAACCTAATTAATGAGGGTGCAGGACTAATTGGCCCTAAAGCTGCTGCAAATACACCAAAAGGTGTTTTTTATATGTCTAAGAAAGGTTTTTATTTCTACAATGGCTCTGTGCAAAAGTTACCATGCTCGGTGCAGGACTATGTTTTTTCTGATTTAGATGAAAGCCAAGCGTTTAAATGTTTTGTTGGCCTAAATGAAGAGTTTAGCGAAGTTTGGTTTTTCTACCCCTCAACGACTGATGATGAAACAGAAATATCTAGGTATGTAATTTACAACTATGAAGAAAACTCTTGGAGCATAGGCTCATTAGAAAGATATAGCTGGTTAGCAGCTGGTGTACTAGACAAGCCTCTAGCAGCTGGTGAGGCAAGCTCAACCAAATACGTTTATGAGCATGAGAAAGGTTTTAACAATGATAGCGATTCAATGGACGGTGTTTTTATAGAGTCAGCTGATATAGACATTGCAGATGGAGAAAATTTTGTATTTCTTAAAAAAATACTTCCAGATATATTGTTTGTAAATCAAACAGGGACAAGTCAAAATCCAGCTATAAATGTGGTTGTAAAACGACGTGATTTTGCAAATCAAAGTTTAACCACTGATTCTACAACACAGATAACATCAAGTTCTACTTTTGGTTCATTACGTTCACGCGCTAGACAATTTGTTTTAAGGTTTGAGTCTGATGATGACACCTCTGAAACAGTTTCAGCAGATACTTTTAACAGATTAGTTAGAATATTAGAAATTAACCTTGGTTCTGTAGACCCAGACGCAATTAAATCATATAACTCCACAGACATTAGCGAGTTGCAATTTGCTACAGGTGCTATTATATTTAACTCAACGACAGAGGTTCATCAAGCCTTTGATGGCACACAGTTTAGAAACCTGTATGAACATCAAACTTATTTGACTGGACTTTCTGCTACAATGAGTTTAGGAACAGTAACAGTGAGTACGCCATAATGATAAATGAACTATTAAGACAAAGAATACTAGGACTAACAGGCGACGAATCTACGTTGCCTCCAGAGCGTTTAGAAGATGATGGCGCTATTACGCCCTTGCAAAGTTTACAGCAAGCAAATATGCAACAACTAGCTCAAGCACAAAAAGGTGCTTTATCAAATAGAGAAATGGAAATATTTGAAAGCACTATGCCTATGGAAATGCCCAACATGAGTCCAGAAGAACAAGCATCTATGCAAAGACTTATGCAACGTGGCCAGATGCAAGAACAAGCTCCAATGAGAGGTATAGCACAAGAAATTGCTGCTCAAGGCGAAGGTGAAGATACACAACTTGCTCATTTAAAACCAGGTGAAGTAGTTTTACCACCAGAGTTTTTTGAAGATGATAGATTTGAGGCAATGGTTGAGAGTAAATTTAAAGAAATTGGAGTAAACCCAGAAGAGGCTGTTGTTGGCACAGGTATAGCTACACTAAACCCAATAACGGGATTAGAACAATTTGGTTTCTTCAAAAAGTTAGGTAAAAAATTAAAGAAAGTAGTTAAAAAGGTAGCTCCTGTTGCTATGTTTATTCCTGGAGTTGGTACAGCTTTAGGAGGAGTATTGGGTGGTATTGGTGGCTTGGCTACAAAAATACCTGGTATTGGCGGTGCTTTAGGAAAAGTTGGTGGTGTTTTAAGCAAAGGTTTAGGTGCTGTAGCTGGAGCAGGTATTCCAGGCATATCTTCTATTGCTGGAGGTGCTGCAAGCGGTGGTTTTGGTAATGTTTTATCTGGCTTACAAAATCCTTTAGCTGGTGGCATGTTTGGAAAAACAGGCTCTACTTACGCAGGTGGACCTGCTGCTGGTAAAGGTTTAGCAAATAGATTTGGTTTAGGTAGCGGTACACCTAGTCAAGTTGCGTCTTCTAACTTAGCAACAAATGCACAAAATGCTTTAAATAGCATGACACCAACTCAATTAGCCTCAATGCCATCTGCACAGCTACAACAACTAAGACAACTTGCTGCTGGCGGCGGCGGTGGTTTTCTTAGTAATCTAACAGGCGGCAGCGGCGGTGGTGGCGGAGGCTTTATGTCTGGACTTGGTAATTTTGCAAAGACAGCTGGTATCGGAGCTTTAGCTGCTGGTTTGGGTAAACTAGCTTATGAAGATGCTAAAAAACAAACAGGCGTTCCTTTAACCCCATTAACAACCATGAGTCCAACTGGTAGATACAATATTGAAGCTGAAATAGCTAGAAGAATGGGTCAAGAAACACCAAACCCAGTAGAGTTCGGTTTACTGCCTGCGAATACTTTTCCAGAGTTATCTGGTGGCAAGCCAGCAGGTATGATGTATGGCGGTGCTGTAGAAGATTTAACAGGCGGTATAGCTATGGGCATGCAAGACGGTGGGGGTATTATGGCCTTTGCTCAGGGTGGAGCAGTCCAAATGCAAGAAGGTGGCGGTATGGACCCAAGTCAGTTTCCAAGAATGGATGGCGATATAAATGGTCCAGGTACAGAAACCAGTGATGATATACCAGCTATGTTAAGCGATGGTGAGTTTGTTATGACAGGACAAGCTGTAAGAGGCGCTGGTTCATACGAAATGCAATCAGACCCAAGCGGTATTATTAGTTTAATGCCAACTATGGACGAGGACAGAGAAAGAGGCATGGATAATATGTATGCAATGATGGACACTTTTGCAAGTAAGGCTAAGGAATCATAATGAGTTTTTTAAAAAATTATATTAGAGGTGTAAACGACATAAAGCCGCCTAGCCGTGATTTAATGCAGCCGATAAGAAATATAAATTTTCCACCTATAAGACGTATGCCAATGCCTCAACCTATGCCTATTGTTCCACCAAGTCCATTGGTGCCGCCGCGTTCTATTGGTGATATAAACAGATTAAGACCACCTATAACACCACCACCTCTGCAAAGAAAGCCACAGCCAAATCTTGCAACAGGAATTATAGACCCTGTAAGTCAACCAATACAGCAGTTGCCACAAGGTCCTCAACCAATACCGCAGGTACCTAATTTATTTGAAAAACCAATCATGCCTCCCAAGCGTGATGATTTTATGTCTATAGAAAGAATAGGTGTTACAGATGATTTGGCTAGAACACCTGGAACACCATTACAAGCAAACCCAGCACCAGTACCAGTTACATCGCCTGTAATACCTCAACAACCTACTTTTACTCCAATATCAGAAAGAACAGATATATATGGTGCAGGTAAAGATTACGACCCAGCAAATTTACCAGAAGGGTACACTTTTGACCAATCTAAAGTTCCAGCTAGAGCTAGGACAGCAGTTATGCCACCTCCAGGTTTTGTGTATGCCTATGGTCCAGATGGCGATAGAATAAGTGTGCCAAGTGGAGCACCAGGAGCAGAAGGATTACGTGAGCAAGGTGCGGCCAGAGACCAAGCATTTCTTGATTTTCAAAAAACCAATCCTGGTGAGCCTTTTTTTGGTGGTTTAACCCCGCCACCTATACCTACTCCAGTACCAGACCCAGTTACAACCCCTGCTCCAGTTACACCACCAGAGCCAGTAACTCCACCAGCCTCTACAACAGTTGCAGCTAATCAACCAGCTCCAGCACCAGTAGTAGAGCCAGCTGCTACGACTACTACTACAAATGCAGGACAAGCGGTAAATAATCCTTTTGCTGCATCAGTAACACAAAGACAAACCACATTAGACCCAGTCACACAACAATTATTATTTGGTCTTGATGGACAAGGCGGTTTTATACCTGGTGCTATGAGAGCTGCTGAAAAAACTTTTTACGATGACCAAGGCAATCCTATAGTTATAGATGAACAAGTAGCAGGATTTAGTCCTGACCAGCTTGCAGCAATGCAAATGCAAAGACAATCAGTAGGACAACAAGACCCATACCTAGGAACAGCAGCAGACGCTTATGGCGCTGGTACTCAAGCTTTAGAAGAAGGCTTACAAAGAGGTCGTACAGCTGCAATAGGCTCATTAGCGGCCACTAGAGGCGGTCTAGGCTCGTTACAACAGGGACTAGGTGAGTCGGCTGATATTTTACGTGGAACTGTTGGCGCTTATGACCCTAGCATGACTGAAAGATTTTATGACCCATACGAGGACAGAGTAGTACAGCAAACCATACAAGATGTTATGGAACAAGGAGCAAAGTCAGATATAGGAGCAAGAGCTGGTGATATTGCAAGAGGCGGTGAATCTGCTTTTGGCTCCAGAGCTCGTTTAGGAGCCTCTGAGCGTCAAAGAGCTATCGGTAGAGGTTTGGCTGAGGCATTAGGCG